GTGATGAGTTATTAAAAGAATATAAAAATGATGATGATTATGAGGTTAATGAGGACACTATGAGGTCAAAGGCGAATATTGAACCTGAAGTAATAAAATTTGACACAGAGTCATTAATAAAATCTTCATCATTACCTGAAGAACTTAAAAAGATAATGTTAAACGCAGATAAAGTTGAAATAAAATGAGTGAACAAGTAAATCACCCTCAACATTACGGAGGATCAGAAAACCCATATGAGGCTATCAAGGTAATTGATGCTTGGGAATTAGGATTCTCATTGGGAAATACAGTTAAGTATATATCAAGAGCCGGTAAGAAAGAATCGGATAAAGAGTTACAGGACCTTAAGAAAGCGTTATGGTACTTGCAACATCATATAGAAACATTAGAGAAAAAATGAAAATAGTAGTAACAGGAGGAGCGGGGTTTATTGGTTCCGCATTTATAAACCACCTATTAGATAACTTTGAATGTGATGTTATTTGTGTTGATAAACTAACATATGCTGGTCGTAGAATGAATCTTAAACACAATGTTTCTTTTTTACAAAAAGACATTTGTGATGTAACGGCAGATGAACTTGGTGATTTTGATTACATCGTTCACTTTGCGGCTGAGTCTCACGTCGACAATTCAATTAAAAATGGGTTACCATTTGTTAGAACTAATGTTGAGGGGACATTTAATTTATTGGAAATATCAAGAAAAAATAAAAACATTAAAAAATTCATACACATTTCAACCGATGAGGTATATGGTGATATGGATGAACACATCGCAATTAATCATACCGCAACTGAGGGTGATGATCTTAAACCAAGTTCATATTATTCGGCAACAAAGGCGGCTTCAGATTTGTTAGTGTTATCTGCAAATAGAACTTATGGTTTACCATATCTAATTACAAGAACTTGTAATAACTTTGGTGAACATCAGTTTGAAGAAAAATTCTTACCTACAATTGCAAGATCTATTAGTGAAGGTAAACCAATTCCTGTGTATGGTGATGGTAAACAAGTTAGGGAGTGGATGTATGTTTATGATAATGTTAAAATAATTTGTGATTTAATGTTTGATGATGAGGTTGTTAACCAAGTCTTTAATATTGGGACAGGAAATAGAATGACAAATTTGGACATTATTAAAAATATTTCTTATATTTTAAACAAAGAGGTTGATATTAAATACGTTGAAGACAGATTAGGTCACGATAGGAAATATGGTTTAAACTCCAATAAAATGAGAAGTTATTATCGTAACAAGTATGGTGAGTTTCATGTTGTAGACAAAACTTTATCTGAGTATTTACAAAAACAATATGGAGAAAAAAACTAATAAAGGTTTAAACAAGGAGATAAACGTATTAGGTGCGATTACAACTCCGGCAGAATTAATAAGAGAAACCATAATAAATTTTATGTGGGGATTATTAGGGAACTCTGTTGTTGTATTTGTATCCAAAGAGTTAGACTTTATGGTATTAATAAACTATATTATATACTATATATTAATATCCTACATTGTTAATAGAAAGAAATATGAAACAATGTTAGGGAAGTTCATAGTACTTCCTGGGTCGGCAGCAATGGGGGCTTTTACTGGATATAAACTGGCACAAATAATAGTTAATACGTTATGATATGGAATAATAATGATTGGCAAGGTAGGTCAAAAAAACAGGTCGAAAGAAATTATAAAGTGTTCAAGTACTCACTTATACTTGCGTTTATTGGAACAATACTTTTATTAATAATATCAATTTTAAATTAAGAAAAATGGGGTTAACTTTAACACAAAAAAATTACATACAAGATCAGTATGAGGGATTAAAAAATGACGAACAAACACTCGGAGAAGTACACGAAATAATTGTAGATTTTTGTGTTGACAACTACATTGTTGACTTATCTAATGATGAAGATGGTGATATGTTCGAAGAGTTTTCAAATGATGTATGGGATTATTTAGAAACAATAAAATAAAGAGATGATAGAAACAGGAAAAATTATAAACGGAGATTGTGTGGAAGTAATGAAAACATTACCACAAGGATCCGTTGACTTAATCGTAACATCACCACCTTATGGTGTTGGTATTGCATATGATGTTCACGAAGATGATGTTGAATTTGAGGACTATTTGGTATTTGCTAAGAATTGGTTAACCGAAGCTTACAATGTATTAAAAGATGATGGTCGTATTGCTCTTAACATTCCTTATGAAATTAACAGACAAAAGAAAGGTGGAAGAATATTCTTTGTTTCTGAGATGTATCAGTTAATGAAACAAATTGGATTTGGATTCTTTGGTATCGTTGACCTTGAGGAACAATCACCACATAGATCTAAAACTACCGCGTGGGGTTCTTGGATGTCACCATCTAGCCCATATATCTATAACCCAAAAGAGTGTGTTATATTAGCGTATAAGAAACATCACATTAAAAAAGTTAAAGGTGAACCGCAATGGAAGGGAGTCCCAACCGAGATCGAACAAGAAGATGGGACATTAAAGAAAAAAGTCGTATATGAAGAGACGGATAAGAAAGAATTTATGGAGCTTGTTTTTGGTCAGTGGAATTATTTTGCAGATACAAAATCACTCACCAAGGCGACCTTCTCCATGGACATCCCAACAAAGGCGATTAAGATATTATCCTACAAGGACGATGTAATTTTAGATCCATTTGCTGGTTCAGGAACAACATTGGTTGCGGCGGAGATATTAGGTCGTAGATGGTTGGGAATTGAATTAAGTCCTAATTATAAACATATTGCCGAAACTAGAATTAATTACTTTAAGGCTTTAGATCAAATAAAAGAACTCCCACTATAATCAGTGGGAGTTTTCCTTTTTACATAGTATTTATAACAAATTTAATATTATGGAAGATGAATATGAATATGGTGATCACAGTATTTGTGAATTTTAATTAATACTCACCCATTTATTTTTGAAGTTAACATTACTTGCACAATATCTTGCGTAATCATTCACGATAGGTCTTCCTGTATTATAACATCCACAAACAATAGACCAATCTTTGTATCTTGAATATAATCTATTAAGTAGTTTCATACTCGTCTCAACATTCAATTCAATATCTGTTGTCAATCTTTTTTTACTATAATTAACTTTATTAATGTAATCAGATGTTGTTGGCATAATCTGCATTGGACCAACCGCACCAGCAAAAGACTCTTGGTATGGGTTGTACTTCCAATGGAAAGGACCTAAGTATCTTGTTTCCATGTAGGCTACGTTGTATGCGATGTATTTAGGAATCTCATATTCGTCACTATACTTTTCAATCAACTCGTACATCTTCATTGATGTTGGGGATTGAATACTTGAATAATCATTTGACCCTGAGAATATTGAATCGGTTGATAATGGGGATTCAGACATAAACCCAAAGATGATGAATACCCCAACACATAAACCAAGATAAGTTATTTTAGATAATTTAAGGATATTCATAGTTTCTTATTTTGTTTGGTCAATAAAAATGTTCTTAGCGTAAAGTTTAAAAATAGACATACCGATAGAGTCTTGATAAACGGTATAATCACCTGTAGTCTTATCGATCACAATGAGATGGTTATGTTCATCTATCGCTAAATTAACTTGGGACCTGTTCACTTTAACCATTTGGATAGTTGGTTTCTTTGGTCCATATTGTTGGTTATAAAGATAACCCACGGAGAATCCACCTAGTAATGATACTACTATGAAAACTACAACACCTAACGACTTGAATACTGATTTTTTTGCTTCTAAAAAATTTGTGATTTTCTCTTTCATAATATATATTTTTAATTGGTTTAAGCTAATTTACATAAAAACTTTGGATTTGCAATTTTTTTTTTGTTGAAAAGTATTTATAAGTATGAAGAAAAAGTTAATAACAGAATCAGGAATTAGAAACATCAGAGAATTATCTAAAAGATATCCTGAGGCTAAGATATATTTTCACCAAGATTTAGATGGTGTGACCACCGCATTAGGTATGAAAAACTACTTAGAACAAAATGGTATCAAAGTGGTTGATGCTGAGATCATCCAATATGGTGATAAAGAATTTGCAATTAAGAAATTAGATGCTGAGGGTGATGTAATGCCGGTGTTAGTTGACTTTGCTCACGGGAAACCGATGTTCGTTATACATACGGATCACCACGACACTCAAGCTGGTGTTGAACAAGGTACATCAACTAATTTTAAATCTTCAAGATCAAATGTTGAAACTATTTCTCAAACCGTATCACCTAAGGAGATTTTCCCAAGTGATGACATTACATTAATATCTACGGTTGACTCCGCTAATTATGCTCAATATGATATTACACCTGAACAAGTAATGAATTATTTGTTTAAAGTGGATAAGGATCAATCATTACAAAGAAATAAGATGGTGATGGGTATGGTTACCAATAAATTATTATTGGCGTTCAAGAACAAACCAGGTTTCTTGGAGAATATTGTAATGAATGCTAATCCATCTTTGTTAAGTATATTAATGAACATCAAATCACAAATTAAAGAAAACAAATTTGCTGACGTTGAGACATTGGATAAAAATAAAGAGAACTATGTTCAAACAATGAAGACAAATAAAAATGTTAGAGTTGATGATAACATTATAGTTCAATATGGTGGTGGTAGTATGATGAAGCCAGGATCATACGATAGATACACTCCATTTAGAAATAACCCTGATGCTGACTTTTTAGTTATTGCTTGGCCGTTAGGTTTGGTACAAGCGTCTTGTAATCCATTTAAGAAAGAAAGAGCACTTAAAGGTGTAAACTTAGGTGAGATTAAAGATGAGGTATTAAACAAGTGGAAAACACAATTACAGGATAAAGATATTCCATTGTCATCAATTAAATGGATTTCTGAATCAGGAAAACAATTTGGTGAAGAATCTGTTGGTTTTACGTTTAGAGACTTTAACGCTCTATACGGTAAAGAGTTTAAAAGAATGGTTGATGGGGATGATATCCTTAATGATGTTGAGGAAGCAATGAAGAAACCATTTAGTTCATTAACAGAAGAAGAAATGAAAATGTTAGATTCAATCAGTGTAAACGCTTGGGATCTTATTCAATCTAATAGTGGTGGACATAAATGTATAACAAACATTTCTGGGTTATCATACTTAGGAAGATCTAAGAGACCACCTGAAGGAAAATACAAATATGATGCGGAATCAGAAGATGCACCATATGTTAAATTTACAAAGATGGTTCAGAATGAATTTGTAAGAGTATTGAAAGAAAAAATGAATAATTAATCTTGTAATAGTATGGTGTCACCTTCTGTGATATCATACTTAATACAAGTACCACCTTTTAGTTCTAATACCATATCACCACTACCTTTATAACGATCACACTCAGGTGTAGTACAAGGTTTACAATTATTATGAATTTTAGTAATCCTATTGTTCTTTATAAAAATTATATCCAAAGGGATAATACAATTCTTCATCCAAAAAGAATGATCACCATTCTTCATCATAAATAACATACCATCAAAATCTTTGTTGAATTTTTTACCCATCATACCTTTTTGTATGTCTTTACTGGTCATTACACATTTGACATTGAATAAATTGTTATTTACTATTAACTCCATATACTTATAAATATATTCTTATAATGAAATCAGATAGAAGTTCAGGTGTAATATTGAAATATGGTAAAAAAGTTTTGTTATGTAAACGAGCTGATCATGAAACTTATGCGGGAAAATGGTTTATTCCTTCAGGTCATTTGGAGAAAAATGAAACCCCAAAAGAATGTGCTTATCGTGAATTTTATGAGGAGACAAATATTAAGATTGAGGAGGAAATAAGTTTAGTTGGTTTCATTACAAAGAAAGATGATGAAGGTAAGACAAAAGGATTAATATATGTTTATTTATATGAATCGGATGAAAAAACTTTACCTAATTTAGATAAGGCTGAAGATGGTCACGAACATTCAGATTGTGGATTTTTTACGTTAGATGACCTACCACTTGATGAAAATGATGAATTATACAAAATTTTAACAAAAATTTTATCTTAAATGTAAAAAATTATTGACTTTTACTAAACTATTGTATATTTATATTACACAAAAAACAACCAATACCCTTCCTTTCTACGAACAAATTGGTTTATCAATACTAATCCCATAGTTTTTGAGAAAAAAGTATGGGATTTTTTATGCCGTGTCATTTTTATTTGTATATTTGTAGAAATAAGAAACATATGAGCTCAATTCCTTTATACATTGTTGTTAATAGCCACCTAAGTGATTCACTAATTGAGATAGGGTTTAACCCTGAATTAGCAAGTCAAAGAATTCGTTTTGTTAAAGTTTTAACAAATATGTTTTCTGATCTTAGTCAGAGAATTGAGGAGGATGAATTAAATCGTATTTGGAAAGAAAAAATAAACTAAAAACATGGGAACTTACCTTAACACATTCAAGAAAAAATTCAACAAGAAAGCAACCCTTGATGGACAAGAAGTAATTGTTGGTCAAGCGACATTTCTATGTAGACAAGATTGGTCAGGTGATTACTCACCATCTGAACGTAGAGAAATAAAAAGAGCTTACGCTTTGACCGATAATGATCAACCTGAATATATTACATTTGATGGCGAATCCGTTTATAAAAATAATAAAAAAGGTGTTTGGTCTGACGGAAGTGGTTTTTGGTCTGGTATTGACCACGAAAAAGATTTTGTTGGTACGATAAAAAAAGTGGGTAGAAAATTTGTAATTGAGAAATAATTTAGTATCTTTGTTATATGAATAAGACAGGTTTTAACATAAAAGTAGTTAGTGATAAATTCGGAGATTTAATCAACGAGACATTCATGGATCAGACACAATTCAAAATCTTTTTGAAGATGGTACACGGAGCGTTAGTCTTGAATGAAGACTTAAGTTTCTTCAACGGAGACACATTCTTGGTTCATATTCCAAGTAAGGTATTGAAAGACTCAATTATCGTAACAAACGTTAAAGAGGTTTCATTAACTGAACAAGTTAAAAGTAAGATTGAGGCTTTGGTAACTAAATAATTGTTTCCTTGTTTAGAAAAACAAGGTGGTGGAGTCAGACATATCCATGTCGGGCCTAAAATGGGAACTTCGGTTCCCTTTTTTTATTTATTTTTTATTGTTTGGTTATATTTATATAATAAAATAAATTAGAGAAACAAGATATATGTTAACTAAATTAAAATTAACGGAAAGTGAAATAAGAGATATCTTAAGTAAACATGGTGTAAAATCTAATGTTATATCTGAGCAAACTCAAAATTATACAACTTTGGATATACAGAATTGGTTAAATTCTAATAAAAAGGCAGGATTAGATCCTGATGGTAAAATAGGACCTTTAACTCTTAAGGCCATAAAAAACGCTTTAATGGGGTAAGATATGAAAAAAATTACAGATAGTTTTATAAAGAAAATCGTTAGACAAAGTCTTAACGAAAATTACGGTTTATTAAATGAGGAAGGCGGAACATATAGTTATGTATTAACTAAAGATTATGGTAAAGCACCAAGAATCCTAAAAAAGGGAACTATAATAACAAACTTAACAATTCCTGAGTGTCCTGAAGGGGGATTCTGTTATAGTAATCTTGGTATGGCGGAAAGTATACGTAAAAATTTCTCAAATAAAAATCTTATTATCAAAGGTTGTGATAATAAAGTGGTTAAAATGGGTGTACCAACTCTCCCAACAAGTAAAATCGTAGATATAAAAAATCTTTTAATGAATGAATTAAGTGAAAGTTTTATTAATTACGAAACGGTAAAATCACAGATCCAAAAATTAACTGACTGGCCAACTTTTTGTGCCGCATATCGTGAGTCAAAAAAAACTCAGAATATGCCTCTTGGGTTTATTGGTACTAGTGATTTTAACACCAATAGATCAAATGGGGGTGTAGGTGATTATGGTATTGAAAATGATGATCAGGGTGATAGAAATGATTATTATTCATTTATAGCCATTTTGTTTGATAATTCACTTGAAATAAGTAAAGAAGGTATTGAGGTGTGGAAACAAGATCTAGCAAAAAACGCTAAAATACTTATTGATAAAAAGATTGAAGATAAAACCAAAGCTGAACAAGCGAAAAAAGATGAGGAAGAAAGAAAGAAAAAAATTGGTGGTGGATCATCATCTTGGGTTGGTTTTGAAGCGATAACTGAACATCCGGCTTTAGGTACAAATGAGGTTATTACTACATCAGAAGGTGATGCTTCTGTTTATAGTTTAAGAACTGGCAATCCAAATTATGATAAGTTCTTATATGGTATAATAGTAAGAAAGGACGATGGTACAGTACAACCAGTTAAGTTTAGAACTGACGATAAAACAAACCCAATTCCAATAGACATAGAAACTGACGTTCCAATTAAATGGGCGGTTGGTAAGGATGATGTATGGAAATATAATGACGTTATATTAAGTGAGGATGGTAAAAATATTGCATTAACAACTAATCCTAATCTTGAGAATCCATTCCTACAAAATGAAAGTTTTAATCGTAAAGGATTTAGATATGACTTATTAACCGAGGCTCCAAACCCAACGACTACAACAACAACTACTGTTGTTACACCTCCTGTTTTTGAATTATCGTTGGTTAAAAAATCTAAAGGGCCTGACGTTAAATTAATCCAACAAAAATTAGGTATTGATGATGATAGTAAATTTGGGACTGACACCGATACCGCAGTAAAAGCATTCCAAGAAAAATATAAAACTAAATTACCTAACGCAACACCAGGTGTTGTTGATCAAGCTACATTTGATTTAATTAAATCGTTAAAAGGTAGTGGATCAAGAAAAGTTTACTCAGGTGCTAAAACTAACTACAAAGTTAATGATTGGATATACGTTAAACCAAATAAAGGGTTGGAAGGTGATTTATTGGCGGAGAAAAAGTACTTTAAAATTATTAGTATTACGCCTGATCGTTATACTATCGTGTTAGATTTACCAAAAGATGCGACTGATTTTGCTATCGATACTGTTGGTGGTGTAACCGCTAAACTTGTATTTGGTCGTGACGCTGAAGGTGAATCACAAACTATTAATATTAGTAGTGATCAGGATGGAAGTGAATCTGAAGGTGGTGAATCTGAAGGTGGAAAAGGTAAAAGAAATCAAGTAAGTACTGGAGGTACCGTAGATTCTGAAACCCAAAGAAGACGAGATATACGTAAAAAAGAAACTTGTGATACACTAAGACAAATTAAACAATATTTAAATAACACCAAAGGATTGAGTATGACGGTTAATTGTAAATGGAATCAAGAAATACGTGACCAAGTTATGATGGCTCTTACGGGAGGAAGTCCGGCACCAATACAAGAACCTGGTGTTAATGTACAACCTGTACCTGTAACCGATAAGTTATTTTAAAAAAAACAATAAAGATATTAAGGGAGATTATTCTCCCTTTTTTTATGCCATTTTTTTTGTTAATCCAAATAAAAACCTTATATTTGTGATATGAAAGTAACGAAGAAAGAACAATTATTTATGGAACTCTTGGAAAAAGAAGGAGTTGTTTGGGTTTTTGATTACATTTTTTTTGAAACTAAGGATAAAAAAGGGTATGACAAGGTTATTGGATATAAAGCTTGGAATATTGCGTATGATTTAATAAAAAAAGGTTTAATAAAAGTTAACCCTGAAAACCCATCAAGTTGGGTAAAAAATTAAGATATGGAAAAAATATTATATATTGTTAGAGGTGTACCTGGTTCGGGTAAATCTACATTTGCAAAATCATTAGGTGGGACTCATTTTGAGACCGACACATTTTTTATGGAGAATGGTGAATATAAATTTGATTTTACCAAATTGAAAGAAGCTCATAAATGGTGTCAGGATGGTGTTAATACTGCGATGATTATGAATCACACTGCAAACATTAATAATGTGATTGTGGTATCCAATACGTTCACACAGGAGTGGGAAATGGAACCATACTTTCAGATGGCAAGTACTTTTGATTACAAAGTATTTTCAATAATTGTTGAGAACAGACATGGTGGTGTTAATCAACACGGAGTTCCTGAAGATAAGATCCAAATAATGAAAGATAGATTTGAAGTGAAGTTATGAGTAGATTAGATAAATTAAAAGAACAACATCCTGAATTAAACATTACCCTTATAGATCTTATTGGTATGATAGATCCTACCGATACATATAAATATTCAGAGTTCCTAATCAAAATTTTGAAAAATTGGTATGTTAATACGGATATACGATATGGGATTGGAATTGATTTGTTTGGTGAAGAACAGGTTGAATCTTTAAATGAATTTGAAAGACATTGTAAGGCAAAAAGAGTTGAAAAAAATGATATTAGTCAACACACTGACTTTAGAAGTTTAAAGGTTGAAGTTGAAAAGGCTAAAGAAATACTCAGATTAAAGGAGTTGGAAAAACAAACCAAAAAATTATTTGATAATGATGAGTGGTTAGTTATAATTCCTTTAAGTTATGAGGCGTCAAAACTGTACGGTATGGAAACAAAGTGGTGTACAACTCAGGAACGTTATTGGAATGATTATATTAGAAAATATAAACTAATTTATGTCATCAATAAAATAACAAATAACAAGTACGCCATATCTAGAGATAAAACGGAAGATAAAGATTTAAAGGCTTGGTTATCTGATGATACTGAAACTAGTCCTTTATTGTTACCAATACCTCAAGACTTATGGTCCGTGATAATGCCTGAATTACAAAAACAAGAATCTGTTACCGATTTAATTGGTGGGGATTTAACTGGAATCATCAACCTAACTTCAGGAAGTTCCGATAGTATTGTTGATAGAGTTAGAAGATTGATGGACATTATAGATAGACCAGTTAGTGAACCATATAGAACACAGACAACACATTACCCAAATAATTTAAGTAATTACGTTGATTACGATAGTTATATAAGACAATTAAGGGTTGAGGATAACGATTATTAAGAACCTTAAAATAAAAAAATATGAAATTTGATAAAATATTAACAACAGGTAGAGTGTGGGTTACATCGGATCCACATTACAACCATAAAAACATTTGCCGAGGTGTAACCGATTGGAGAACACAAGATGGTAAAGTACCTGATTGGAGCACACGAGACTTCCAAACATTAGAACTAATGAACAATACGTTGGTGGATAACATCAACTCAAAAGTTGGTCAAGACGACACTTTAATTATGTTAGGTGATGTTGCGTTCGGTGGATTTGAAAATATTAAAATTTTCTTGGACCGTTTGGTATGTAAAAACATTCACTTGGTTTTAGGGAACCACGATCACCACATTAGAACTAACAGAGAGGGTATTCGAGATATGTTCCTATCGGTTCAGGATTACTTACAGGTTACAATAGATGGCGCTAACTTTGTAATGAGTCACTACCCATTTGAAAGTTGGAATGGACTTAACAAAGGTGTTATTCACCTTCACGGGCACGTTCACTTACCTGTTGGTAAAAAATGGGGTA